AATCAGAATGACGTGAAGTACGCTTCTGTGCTGAAGTTGAGCCAATTCTTTCAAAGAAATGTGATTTGCCAGTAACTGTTTCAGTTCGGACAGCATCTCTTAATCGAGAACCTTTTTGTTGAGCTAGGTGAATAACATTTGCTTTGTACTGTTCAACGAAAGCCGTTGTAATTTGTACAGACATATTATCTCCATAGTTTACAAAGTGAAAGAATAGAGGATAAGTATCCCAATGATAAATACCATATTCCGTAATATCGGCTTTTATCCTTTCGGGAAACCTTATCGTAAGACGATACGATCAATCGAATATTTAAAGCCGATCACGGCTACCTATTCGTTCTCCACTATGGGGCGAATTTGATAAAACAATTATAGCAAAAAAATTATTTAATTGCCATAAACTTTTTCGTGTAACTGCTTTACTTTCTCTACAGCGTTTAAATGTTCAGGACTACCAGCATTATGATAAGGATGCTTTGTATCAGAAAATATCTTTTCAATCTCTGCTTTAGCATCAAGCGGTGATACGGCCAATCTGTTATTTTGCGTATTTTTAGCCATATCTTCCGTAACCTCCTTGCCTAGTCTTGCGAATAATCGCACTACTGCTGGATGATTACCAGCTTCCGTATTCATTAAAGCCGTTAATTCCTCATCACCATAAACCTTCATAGCTCTTTGTGCGGATCTGACATTCTTATCATATTCAAATCCCCACTCTTTTCGCAATAAGGATTCAGTTTCGCCTTTTCCTGATTCAAGATTGCTTTGAGCCTGTTGTGTTTGGTAATTTATGGATTCAACTTGATAATCAATAAGTTTTTGTACCTGATCGTTATTCAATCCAATATTATGAGCTACAGCCTTAAAATTCTTGATGTTTTCATCTTGAAAATATTGGTTATGCGTATCAGGTATGCTAATTTCATACTGATCTGACTTTTCAGGTCTGCCTAGCTTACCATACAATTCACTTTTTTCTTCATCCGTTTTAGGAATTGGTATTCTACTTCCAAGCATTTTTTGTTGATGAATTAAGGTTTTTGCCGCAGATTCAACATCCTTTATATTTTGAATCGTTGGATCATTCTTAACCTCTTCTTCAAATCCTGTTCGCCAGTCTTGATTATCACTTGCTTCAGATCCTAGTATAGATGTTTCTTCTACAGGATTTTCTGTTGCCGTGGTCTGTTCATCAGCCATTTAGCCTCCTTTTTTTTCACTTAATAAGTTGATGATTCGCAGCACTACCGATCTTTGTCCACATTGGTAGGCTGTTTTATGGGGATTCTCATTAAAAGAATCCGTATTAAAATAGGCTGATTTTAAATCATCCAAAACTTTCTCTCCGTGAATAGTATTGAAAACTTCAAAATAAGCCCTTTTTAAACTCTTAATATCTGATTCATATGTCATATTTGTATTTTTTAGACCAAATCTCTTTTTGTGTCAAATCCGCTTCGTCTTTTTTCTTCTTACTTCGGGGATCAATCTTGTCAATATCTATCATTTCAACCAAAGCATAACGACACACTTTAGGTGTCTTTTTTCTCCACGGCCCTGTCGCACCCCATTGAAAATGCAATAAGTAACGTGGTTCATCATAAAGATCTAAACGATCAATATCAAAATCGGACAACACCCCCGCATAACTTTCATTGCCCTTATTATCATTCCATCCCATATTAAAAATCTCATACTAGGCCTTGTTCACTAGCCTGTTGCATTGCCTCTTCCATTCCTTCTTTTGTTTCTGGTTTTGACATTTCTGACATAGCTTGTCCTTGTGTTAAAGCGGTTTGAGCTTGTTGTTGAGCCTGTTGTTGCATCATCATTTGTTGTTGCTGTTGTGCCTTTGCCTCTCTTATTTCTGCAACCTCATCCTCGCCCCTTAATATTGTTTTAGGAACACCTAACAGTCTTGCCCTCATTCTAATTGCCTGTTCGTGATCTATAATATCCATAATACTTTCATCTATTTGTGCCACATTCATCGCCAGTTGATATAGTCGTTCCACAGCCACAGCCTCTTCCATTCTTTGAGAACGGGCAAGTGGGCCGACATACTCAATATCCATATTAGATTCGCTAATAGCCCGTGGAGGATCTACCAATACTCCGCCACGCAACATAATACCAAAACATCTTTCAATTAATGGATTTAAAAATTCAGTTTGGAATCTTCCCAAAGTCGGGCCAAGCAGTCGTTGCATTAATTCATAACGAACTTGAACTTCCGTAGCCGTCATTTGTGGGCCTTCCTGTAATTGAAGTTGATCGGAATAAAATGCTTGTCGGATTGCTGTCCGTAATTGATTTTCCTTTAAATCTGTTATTTGCCAATTTGATCCAATTTGTAATGGCTTGATAGCTGTATCGCTACGAACAACTGTAACTCCCGCTGGTGTCATCCTGATCCTTCCAATTACGCCATCGTCAGTAACCAATAGTGGCGGATCTATGGCTTTCGCCCAAGCCTTCAATCCAATTTCCACAGCCTTGTTTAAAGTCTTAATGTCAGGCAAGGCATTATAGGCTGGTGATCTTCCAAAAATTTCTCCCGTAGCCTTCGCCCATCGAGGAACTAAATATGGAAATTCATTATATCCGCCTGTTCGTACAACCATCTTGTCCTCTTCACAAATATGACACGAATGAACGGGTAATTTTGTTGATATTTTTCCTGTAGCCTTTTCATAATCTTTTGAAGGTTCAACTGCGTGAACAAAACTAAACTCCTTATCGGGTGATTCCTTATAGGCTGTATTTACATTATCGCCTAGATTCTTTTCTCCAAATTCCTGTACGGCCTGTCGAGCCGTTAATTTATATTTTCTGTATAATGTATCTACTTGTCCTGATATATTTTCCTGAATGTAATATTCTGCAATGTGAAGTGTATTAAAATGAATACCCTTGTTTGCAACACCTTCCTGATTTTCCTCAATGAACATTGCGGCAGTACCAATGGAACATAAATCCAAGTATAGTTCGTGTACTTCCGTATTAAAATTTGAATCATTAAAGGTCGCATACATTCTACGAGCCGTATCTTCCAGCCATATCTGTACTTCCCTGTCATTATTCAAATCCTCATCCCGCAATTTTAATGAAAACCACGGCAATGATGGGGAAGTTAAAGTTCCCTGTAAACTTGCCGCTAAAAGATTATTTGCCGTAATTGCTGATGAATCATACAAGACATCCGTTCTTTTTGATCCTCTTGATCGTATAAGACTGACATCCGCCTTTCTCGGCATCACATAATCAAGAATTTCTTGCCAATGGTCATTCCAATTAGACCGCTGGGATTCCATCTTTTCAATACGCTTTTTTACATATTCAAAAGTTGCCATTATTAGATTCCACCAAGTAAAGTTGCAGAAGTTTCAGCTTCTTCCTGAATACCAGCTCCTCCAGTCAATATTGTTCCATATTGTCCTGTAGATGCTAATTGAGTAAGTTTCTTTTTATCTTTTTCTAATTTAAGTTCAGATTCCTTTTTTTTTGCTACAACATCAGGATCTATTGGAGGTGGCATCTGTACTTTAGGCTTCATACCCATTTGCAGTCCTCCTTCAGTATTCCGTATATTGCTCCGTCAACAAATTCATCATCAATTTTCATAACTTTTCTCACTACGCCTTCCTTTGTAAATCCTACTCCCTTTAACAATCTTTCATTTCTTTCATAGCCATTTTTGCACATTGCCGTTATTCTACCACATTTTGCCGTATTAAAGCAGTATTCAAATAACATTTTGATAAAACTTCTTTTGCAAACTCTTGGATGATCCAAAGCCAAGTGAACCCAAATATTGTGTCCGTCATATCCGCTAAATAATAATCCACCAACAATTTCATCATTCTCTACAAATCCTATAATCTCATATTGATCGTCAAGATCTTCGTGTATGTGTGCCTTTTTTTTAACATATTCTCCTACTCTTGTTTTCCATCTTACTCCCGTTACAGCTCGGATCACTAATATTCTTCAGTCATAAAAGTCTTTCCGCCAGTTACAGCAGCTCTTTTACTTCCCATAATAGTTGCTTGTTTTTTTTCAAATTTTTTCATATATTCATTATATCCTTTTTGACCTCTATTCTTCAAGGCATCCGCCGCCGTTGCCCTTAAACCAAATCCACCTAAAACTCCAACTCCCGTTTGAGGAAATGCCAATGACATTGCTCCCAAAGCAATAGCCTGAATTGTTTTTTGCCTTTCGTGCATTTTAGCTGAAATGGGAGTTGATGACATAATGCCAGTAGGATCGCCTGATCCCATAGCTCCGCCAGTCATTCCGTATTTCATTGCATCAGTTTTTTTAGTTCCTATTGTTGATCTGCTAATGCTGGGATCACCAGCTTTATATAATTTTTCTCCTTCTGCCTTATCAATTCGTATGAAATTTCCACCTACTTGTCTAAAATAATTTCCTACTTTTACTTTTCCTGTCTTAACTAAATAATCATCAGCGGCTTTTGATGCTTCTTTTCCATAAAAATCTTTATCCTTACTAGTAAGAGAAGTAGCAGTTTGAGATTTTAAACCCAATTCTTTTGTTACATATTCTTTTCCGCCCTCTACTTGTGATTGATAGCCACCAGCACTAGAACTTGATGTATATTTTTTCGGTGGTTTGGAAGATTTATATCTATTTTTTATTGCATCTTCTCTAGCATTTCCCATTATGAATACACTCCCATTTTATTCTTTCCTTTTTTAGATCCACCCAATACAGTTTGAGCCACATTCGCCTCTTCCTCTACACCAGTAGCTCCCGTCATAATTGTTGATCCTCCATATCCTCCCATTGTTATTCCGCTTGGAATATCAATAGGCGTTGGCGTTGGAGTTGGAGTAGGTGTTGGTGTTGGCATTGGCTTTGGCTTTGGTTTTGGAAACCATTTTTTTACGAATCCCATTATAACATCCTATGCAAATACATTAAATTCTGAATCGGTGTATTGTTGTATTGGTTCATAATCTTTTACCCTTGTTTTTCGCAATGACATTATACAGTATCTCATCGCAGAAATTAAGTCATCATTGATAGGAACGATTTTTCCATCCTTTCGATGATACATTCTTAACTCTTCCAGCAGTTTACTTTGATTTTTAAATATTTTCAATCGTTTCGTTTGCATCCTCGTCAGCATCTCCATAATTCCAGCCTCTACGGAATTTCCACCCGTGCCATCCTTCACCT